CAATGACAGAGTTGAGTCGACCCATGACTTCGTTGTAATTCTCCCTGGACCTCTGGTCACTCAGACCCAGGATTGCATCCTGCATCTGCGTGATCTGTTCAGCGAGAATCTGAGTGTTCTTGTCGATGCCCTTAAGATTCTTAGGAAGATCATCATCCTCATCCCAATTGTCTAGCGACAAGTCAGCCCAGGTCTTTTTCACGGGGGGCTCAGGAGCCGCTTGTGGCGGCTCCGCCGGGGCCTGTTGGCTCTGCTCCTCACCCTCCGCCTGATCGGAGCCCATGAACGACTGAGCGTCGGCTACGAACGATTGATCAAGAAGGGAGAGGGCAGCTTTCGCATCTTCAACAGACGAAAATTGACCGGCCAATAATTCAGTGGGCACACTGTACATTTTGGCCAAGTCGGTAAGCTGTTGGGTTAAATCATCAACAGCGGGGGTATCCGCAGCCACCGCTTCGGCCACGGGTGTTTCTTCTTCTTCTCTTGTGTCGGGTAGCTCCCTGGACGGCTCGCCGTCCTCCAGAGCTGTCTCAACGGGATCTTCTACGGGGGAAGCCTCCAGGCTTACCTCGGGCTCTCTGGAGGTTTCCTCCTCCACGCCCTCGTATTCCTGTACCAGATCCTTCATTCCTCTGTCACCCAAGATGTCTACTTCTCCCATGATTGACTCCCTATCCAATTATTCTGAAAATGCCCAAGCACGCAAACACCAACCTATAACTACACCAAACGTAGAGCCCATGACAGTCCAAGTAAAATGGTAGGTCTTCCATAGCAGCTGGACTTTTGTATCAATCCCCATTGCACCGTTACCTTTTATCATTCGATTTATGATCACAAGATCTTTCTGGATCTCGTCAAGCTGACGATGCAGATGTTTAAGTTCAACAGTGATCCCCGTACCCTCCGTCAAGGTCTTTGAACCCTCGGAGTTTGAGTTCTTCATTCCTGGCTGATCTTGATTCGATTTCGCAGGTGCCATCTTTTAAATACCTGACGCCCCTCGCTGCCTCAAGGTTAAACTCCTCAACCTGCTCGGCATGACAGGCCAAGGCCTGAGATTTCAAGGGCCTTGTGTATGAGGTAGAGACGGCGGCATAACCGCCGTCATCGGTGGCATTCTTTGGTTCGTTGCCATCGTCCCAGACAATCAATTTTTTCACACGGTCATAACGACCAACATATTTAGGCATTGTCTCGCGAGGACGCCAGCTGGCTTGGCTGCTGGTTGTTTCCTCGACCCATCTCTTGTATCGCGGATTGCATGCGTGAGTTGCTATTGCCACCCATGGAGACATTCTTGCGTATGTACTCCTTGGGCACACCGGGAGCCGAAGCGGGGGTACGCATCCCTTCCTGCTCCGGTTGCATTTTCGTTGGGTCCGACCCTTCAAACGTAAACAACTCACTCAGCCTCGGGAGATCCTGAAGCTCCGCTTCCATTTCCAGATACCGCTGAATATTGAACTGCCCCCCCTGCCCCTCAATCAAAGGCATCATGGGCATGATTGCCTGCGTGAGTGTCTCACGCAGGGCGCTCAGTCTCTCGGCCGGACTTCGGTACTCCATCGAATAAGGATCGACACGGATCTGGTAATCCAGGAAGTTGCCCTCGCGGGGCAAGAACTCCTCTGGGTACCAGGAAGCATCAATCTCAATATCCGTCTTAGGAACCGTACGGGAACCAGGAATCACCAGAACAGGATCGTCGAACATAAGCTCGGCAACGTCGATCCCGATCTCGGAGGTAAACTTTGATACCTGTCTCTTGGCAAAGGCTTCCCTTCGCCCAACCTGCTGGTTGATTAGCATATCTTGTGTCGCTGTCCCGCTCGAAGGACCGAGTCCAGCCATTGCATCCAGGTTACCAGCAGATTGTTTGAAGAGTTCCAGGATCTGCTGCGCAAATCCCGTGATCGTGTGGTCAACGCCACCCAACTTAAGTACGTCGATAGAGTCCTTGTTGTTGACCTGGACTGCTTCCAGGTCGTCCGCGCCCAGGAGACGCTTCATGTCTTGCTCGCTACCCGCCTCATAGATCGGAATGTCTTTTTGTTTCCTTGCCCGCATAGCCATCTTGCGAAGCAGGTTGTTGTACAGAACAAACAGCCCCCGCACATTACGTGCGGGGGAGGTGGGCATCACGTTATCAGGAACCTCTCCAAAGCTCAGGAACCGATACGGCCCCGTCTCCGTGCCGTCCCACTCCTGAACAGAGAGGGGCTTCTTGCCGGTATCCTTGATGTTGAATTTCCCGTCGACCTCAAAGGTGACAATGATGTTCTCCCTGCGGAGGAACACATCCACCAGATCGATCATATCTTCGTACTCACCCTCTTCATCTGGTGCGTCGAAGGATAAATCTTTAGCCCCCTCCTCTCCACCAGACGAGTCGTGTTGTCTGGAGGCGGTCAGGTCTTTCCGAACCGACTTATCAAACCGGGTATCTTCCTTGGCTAACGCCAAGGACATACGGTACTTGTCACCGATAAAGGCGCACTTCCTGAACTCACTGGCCGTCCCGTCATGCACATGGTTGTCCAGGCTCACGCGAGAGACCATCGGCATGCCGGGAACGGCATGCGGGTCCAGCTCTTCCATTACCTGATGACTATCTCCAAGGAGTACCTTGGCGATCCCGATAGAGAAGAAAGCATCCTGGATCGCCTGTCGAAGAGGGACATCCAAGTGGGTTTGTTCGGCATAGGCATTGAGCGCAAGCTCAAACCGTTTCGCAAATGGAATCTGTGAGACGTTGGCTGGCGTCAGGAGGAACTTGGGAGCATTATATGCAAGGGAGATAGAGTACGCTTCTGCCGTCTGTAACATCAGGTTGACATACACTGGACTAGAGCTGGAGAAAGCGGTCTTCCTGCCATAATCTGCCCCGGCGTAGTCTTCGATCAGGTGGCGACGATTCCGGCGGAAGGGTTCCAGTTGCCTGAACCAGTACGCCATCGTCCTTGAAAGTCTTTCCCGGTCTTCTTGTACGCTTGGGTTCATGATAAAGTGGGGGAGGCCTTTCGGCCTCCCCCCTGGGGGGCCACACCCATGTGCGGCAGGCTAAGTGGAGGTAGAGCAGCCTGCCGCGTGTAATCTTATCTCACTTGAGCTTCTAGTTCCAGCTAAATAATCAGGTCAGGTACGCTCTACCTTCCTTTACCGGATTTCGATGCCACCTTCTTCTTGACAGCGGCCTCGTGCTCCTGCTTGGCCTTCTTGTGGGCCTTGGAACCGGTGGCATACTTCTTGTAGTGTTTTGGCATCAGTCTCGTCCTGGGTTAAGTATGTAGCGTTTATTACACATCATTAGTAAACCAAGTCAAGTCTACCTTGACTCCCATCCCCAACCTCCACCCACCAGTCGTCCAGGAGGTTAATATTCCCCTTGCTGGCCCGCTCCATCAGCCCAGCCGGGGACTCCCTGGGAACTACCTGTGGAATAGGGTCTTTCTTGTCCATCTTACGGTCCTGAGCAGCTAAAAGTGCTACACCAAGGGCATAGGCCCTGTCCCCGTGGGACTTCCCTTTGGCACTGGGGTCCTCCGAGATTGCAGCACCCCGGTGGACAATCTGGCCTTCACCATCGTATTCGTACTGCATGCATTCTTCCAGGCCCAGCTTACTACGTATCACCAGATCGCCATGGAGCATGGCATTGTGCAATTCCATGAGAATTGCAGCACCCTTGTCCTGCTGCCAGTATCCGGGCTTCTTGGTGCGTTCCTGGCGACGGTTGGTGGTACTCCTGTGCATATACATGTTCCCCCAGAGCCAGCGTTTGACCTCCTTGAAGAACTGGGCACCACCAGAACCGTTAGCATCCCAGTTAAGATAGGCATAGTAGGGATCTCTGGTTCCTGCCAGGAACCGGCAGATGGCTACGCACAGCTGGGCAAAGTCATTGGGGTAGATGTTGTTGGACGCGTACTCCCCTACTTGCTCACCAGAGGAGATATCGAGGATCTGGATAACCGAATTGGAACTGAAATCCCCGCCTGTTCCAGCCGCAATATCGCAGCCGACAGCGTAAGGTCCTCTGGAAGGTAGATCGTCTTGTGATACCCATAATCGCAGAGGCCCGTCAGAGCGAGCATTCCAGCGGAGTTCGAGAGACTCCCGGTCCCAGTCCGGTTCTCCCCTCCAGATGGGCTCTGAGACGAGCGGTCTCTGCCGCTCGAATGACTCTCGGGAGAAGAGCTTGCTGACTGATCCGTAAGGATCTCGGTCAAGCTCCTGGGCGATGGAGAGGGGGGTGGCTCCGGGTCGACGGCACTCGCCGTCGTACCAGGGTGATCTGATCTTTCCGTCGAGTATGTGGTCATAGTTTTCTACGTACTCATAGTTAGTATCCAGGACCCGCAGGTCGCCCTTGTCCGAGGTATACATTCCAGCACCCCGGTCAGGGTTATCCTTCCAGTCAATGATGATTTTAAGCATTGAGCTTGGCTGAGTCATCATTGTATAGAAGCAGTTAGCAGATCCCTTATAGGTGGAGATGAAGTACCGGGAGTCGGTCACATGCTGGGTACTATCCAGAGCGGCCTGATCCTGGCCAATCTTGAACTTCGCAAACTCATCCATTAACACGGCGGTCTTACGACCGCCAGTAGTGACATCACCAGTAGCTGCGTAGCCATAGACGCTAGCGCCATTGGCCCTATTAAGGAACTTGTGGGTGCCGTAGTTACGCTCCAGGATCTTTCTCCCGTTAGTGTCCTCCTGAAGCCAGTATGGGAGGTTGGTGTAAAGGAAGTCGAGCTTCCACAT